AGAAGCAGTACAGCGATCTCTATCATGACGGTGGGTTGGTGTCAACAAAACTCTGGAAGGTCAAGCGCACGCAGTTGTACTCCACTTCTCCTGTAATCCACGACACATGATTGCCATCTCCGTCAACCAGGCTCAGCGTGTAGACACTGAACGGAGTCAGTAAGCCTTCAGGAGTGGATGCGTCCCACGTGAAGCTGCCATCGGTAGCAGTCACCGTCTGCGTGTATGCCACGCCAGTAGTTTCGTCTTCCAAGGTTGCAGTATATGTTCCGTCCGCTATGTCAACTTCTACTGTCGGGTCTTCGCAGTTAGGTAAGTTCATATCCTGGCAATCATCGCAGATCGTGATACCGTCAATACCTTGGGCAAGGTACTGGAAGCTAACACTGTGCTGGTCCTTCAAGCTCCAAGTCTCAGCTGTGAAGAACGAGCCAGGGAACTTGGTCGCGGCATTGTTGCCAGTGCCGTAGATGTTCACCGTGATGTTTCCGTTGCTCTGGTTCACAGTCACACTTGATGAAGTGACTGTTCCTGCCGGATGTCCTGCGTTGGCATCGGTGATGTAACTCTCAAGCAACGCCTTGAACGCGGCAAGACCTGGCGCGGTGGTTACGTTGTTGCCTACGTGAGTATCGATGTTTGTGTTCTGCTCACATACGTACAGCGTGAAGTTCGAGAGCGGCTCTACGTTCTTAGTCCGTAGCACGCCATTCATGTGAATAGGTACCGTTGCCATACCTCAAAGATACACTCAAAAAGCGCGGATAAAGTTGCGGTGAAACGTGTGGCAGTAGTACCTCCAGCAGTCCAGCAAGTCCGCCTTCCGAAGGTCGGTTGACCTGTCCTTGAGGATGTCTCCAGCATCATCCACCTCCACGTACTGCAAGTCCTTGCGCAGCCACTCACAGCTAGGGTCAATCCTCACGCAGCTGTTCTGAAGCAGGCTGTTCACAAGCACCCGCGTGTCACGAATGGATGGGTTGACCGCCGGTTGCTTCATCTGGTTGCGGCCCAGGTTCAGCCTCCGTTGCACCACATCGTAGTAGCCGTAGTTGCCAGAGGTCAGTGCGCTGCGGTTCGCTCCGGTTGCGTCACCAGTTATGATGTACGCCGCCTTGGGATAGGCAGTCAGTATCGCATCGCACAGCTGGTAGATGTCGCTGTTGCGCAGGTAGAACTCCTTGAGTACGTTTATGCAGCCGTCATGCGTGTACTGCACCGCGATGCACGTGATAGGGTCTACGTTGAAGTCGAACGATAGATACAGCGACAGAGCTGAGTTGAACTCCACAGGCACCACGTGCTTGTCAGGGTCGAACGCATACGCGAACGGATTGTTCGCCACGTTCACATCCTCGGCAAGTATCTCACATCGGAAGGTCAGCTCATCAAGCTGCTCACGCAGGATGTCAACCTCATTGGGGTCGATGTGCGGGTTGGAGTAGGTGCTCAGGTTAAACCGTTGCCATTGAGGGTCCTCGCGGTGAAACAATTCCTTGAAGTAGGTGTTACCGAACTTAGGCGTGCTCAATATCCACGCGTCACCTTTGAAGTCCATCAGCGTTGGCAGGATAGTCTGGTTCCACGCCTCCTTGAACTTCTTGGCCTTCTCAGCCTCGTCAATCACGACACGCGCATACTTGCGACCGCGACCGCTGTCAGGCTCTTCCATACTCCAGAAGTCAATCACTCCTCCACCCATCAGCCGCATCTGTTTGGTCTGCTCGTTCTTGGACTCTATGATCGGCTTCAGTATGAAGCGCAGGTCTAGCCACACATCATTAAGGTCCTTGTATGTAGGTGCGAAGTACGCCACCGGATAGCCATCCAGTGCGAGCTGTGGGAGGAGTTCGTTGACGGCTAGCGTGGTCTTGCCCCACCGCCGTCCGATCTTCAGTACGTTGAATCGCTTAGCTTGCTCCAGAACTGTCAGCTGACCCTGGTGCAATTCCTTTAGGCTTATATGAACCTCCATCGCGGACTACTTTGATTGTTACGCCGTTCTCGTTAATCTCCAGGTTCTGTTTCGCCTTGCCATACGCGTATGCAAATAGAAACTCGGCTGCACGAATATCACCTTGAGTAGCTTTAGCCCTCATCTTTTTAAGTATGGCTTCAGCAGCAGTCATATCTTCTTTAAACTCTCCTAATACTTCAGCCATAAGTTGCTGAAGACCTGGCAATTTTCGTGGTCTGCCTTTCGGATTACCTGATACTCCTTTAGGCCAAGGAGGTCTTAGATTGTCTGATTTACCCATTGTATGGTATACCGTTTCTTTTTATTGTAATTGTTGGATCAAGCTTTTTCATGCGGTCAATAATAACTTGGCAGTATTTTGGGTCAAGCTCCATGCCATAACACTTGCGGTCGAGCTGGTGGGCGGCTACCATGGTAGAGCCTGAACCTAGAAATAAATCGAGGATACTCCTTGCTTTTGGATTGTGATTTATTGGCATTTGTAAAAGTTCTATAGGTTTCATAGTTGGATGCAGTTCGCTTTTCATTGGTCGTTTACATTCAAATACATTTGTTAGTGTTCTATCTTCTGTAAATGTGTCACCTGACTTATTCCACCCAAACCAGCAAGGCTCGTATTTATTATGATACTTCGACCTGCCTAAAACTAATCTATCCTTTAACCATATAATGGTGCCACTGTTATGCAAGTTTTCATCCAATACTGTAAACATGATACGACCATCTGCGCCTTGTGCTCCAAAGCAATAAATAATACCATCGCAAAACAATTTTATATTTGATACAACAGATTGCATAAATTCTTTAAAAGCTTTACCATCCATATGATCATTTTTAATGCTTCTGTTTCCTTGTTTCCAAGTTGGATGATTGTGGCTTCCATAGTTGACGTTGTAAGGTGGGTCAGTTATTACCATATCAGCTTTTTCTCCATTCATAAGCTTAGCTACCTGGTCGCTGTCGGTGCTATCTCCGCATAGCAGTCGATGCTGTCCTATCTCAAACAAGTCACCCAGCACGATGTCTGTTTTTACCTCGTCAGGAATCTCATATTCATCCTCCTCTGCTTCTTTTTCAACTTTAAACTCTGGAACATCAAGACCCCACTCTGTTACTTTTTCAACATCCCAATCTTGATTAATCAATTCCCAATCCCAATCACCAAAGCCAACATTGTCCTTGATAATAAACTCACGCTGCTGTTCATCATCTAAATCAATCGCTTTAATGATTGTAATTTCTTTTAGTCCCGCTTCCTTACATGCCTTGAGGCGCATGTTTCCACCCAGAACTACCATGTCGTTATTTACCACGATTGGCCTTAATTCTAACATCTCTGGGAACTTCCTAATTGATTCAACTAATTTCTTGAACTTTTCGTCTTTAATAATTCGTGGATTGTTAGGATTTCTCTTAACTAAGTTAATATCTACCTGTTCTGTTTTCATTGTAATTGTTTGTACAAAGTTATAGTCTGCTCAAGGCCGCGTCTCAGCGGTATTGTATGCCTCCATCCGTAGCTGCGAAGCGTAGATACATCAAGCATCTTGCGCCTCACGCCGTCAGGTAGGTTGGTGTTATACATGAACGAACCGCGATACTCCACGATGTCGCTGATAATCATTGCCAGCTCCTTGATTGTCATGTCTAAACCTGTGCCTATGTTCACTGGCACGGAGTTGTTGTAGCCCTCGTTCATCAGGAACACACACGCATCCGCGCAATCATCGACATGCAGGAACTCACGCATGACCGAACCGGTGCCCCATATCTCCACGTAGGACTCGCGGTGCTTCTTGGCTTCAATGATCTTGCGAATCAGTGCCGCCACTACATGCGAGTTGTTTAGGTCGTAGTTATCACCAGGTCCGTACAAGTTAGTTGGCAGCACGCTGAACCACTTGCGCTTGTACTGCCTGCGGTAGCTGTTCACTAGCTCAATGCCGCTGAGCTTAGCCATAGCATACGCGCTGTTGGTACTCTCCAGCTTGCCAGACATCAGGTGGTGCGGGTTCAATGGCTGGCTTGAGTTCTTGGGGTAGATGCAGGATGAACCAAGGAACAGCAAGCGGTCAACATCGCTCATGTGCGCGGCCTTCATCGCGTTGCATTGTATGAGCAAGTTGTCGTGGAGGAAGTCAACCGGTTGCCTATCGTTGGCAAGGATGCCGCCAACCTTTGCCGCAGCCATGTAGACTTGCGTGGGCTTGTGCTTGTTGAACACGGCGAGCGTCTGACTGAAGTCCCGCAGGTCGCAGTCTTGCCGAGTGATGCCGATGGCTCCAGGTATGCGCCGCATCAGTGCGCTACCTACCATGCCCTTAGCTCCTAGAATCAGTGTACTCATGTTTCATCATATCGTTAGCGAGTTCCCGAACTGTGAACTCTGGTGTCCATCCCATCTCTGTCTTCGCCTTGCTTGCGTCTCCGCACAGCAAGTCAACCTCCGTTGGCCTAAGGTAGCGACTATCGTGCCGCACTGCCATCCGACCGTCAACGTATCCACCGGTAGCACTCCACTCTATCTGCTTGCCCACAGCCTCGAAACACATCTCTACCCACTGCTTGACAGTAGTCATGACTCCTGTCGCTAGCACGTAGTCCTTGGGCTGGTCTTGCTGAAGCATCAGGTGCATACCCCTCACGTAGTCCTTGGCGTGGCCCCAGTCACGTACTGCATTGAGGTTGCCGAGCCTGATCGCGGGACCTCCGCTGAGCCACTTGGCTATGCCGCGCGTAACCTTGCGAGTCACAAAGGTCTCACCTCTGCGTGGGCTCTCGTGGTTGAACAGGATGCCGTTGCATGCGAACATGTTGTAGGCCTCGCGGTAGTTGACCGTAATCCAGTAGGCGTAGAGCTTAGCGACTGCGTAGGGTGAGCGCGGGTAGAACGGGGTGGTCTCCTTCTGTGGTGTCTCTTGCACCAGGCCGTACAGCTCCGAGGTGCTTGCCTGGTAGAACTTGCACTTCATACCTAACATCCGTATCGCCTCCAGCATCCGAAGCGTACCGAGTGCATCCACGTTGGCCGTGTACTCTGGCATCTCGAAGCTCACAGCGACATGCGACATGGCTCCAAGGTTGTACACTTCATCCGGATCGGTTTGTTTTAGCAGGCTCACGATGTTCAGTGAGTCAGTCAAGTCACCGTAGTGGAGCTCGAAGTTGGGGTGGTCGAAGATGTGGTCGATGCGCTCGGTGTTGATAGAGCTCGACCTGCGCTTGATGCCATGCACGATGTATCCCTTGCTGAGTAGAAGCTCGGCAAGGTAGCTACCGTCCTGACCGGTCACGCCCGAGATAAGTGCTGATGGCATAGGCAAAGAGTGATAGTATGAATAGTAGGCACATCCATCCGCTGAGCTCGACTAGTAGGACACCAGCTTCCGTGAACTTTGAGGCCATCCTCCACCAGTTGGTACCTGCTCGGCAGTGTAGTGTGTGAATCCATCGGCAAGCTCCTCACGGATGAAGAACAAGTTGTGCATCAGCGTCCAGCCGATTAGCTTGTAGCCCTTGGCATTAGCTAGCTTGCACAGTGCCGCCGCGCTTGCTCCGAAGTAGTTGTCATTGTTGAACCGATGCGCAGGGTCGTAGGCAATGGTCAACGATTCCTTGACAGTGTAGTTGTACTCAATGCACACGACCTTGGGCACGTACTGCTTCATGCTATCCCACACCCATAGGTCATTGCCGTCAATGTCAAGGCTCATAAAGTCGAAGTCTGTCGGCAGCGGTGAACTGCTCAGCCAGTAGTCCATGCTATTGTCCGGCTCGCAGTCGATGTACCGGTTGATTAGGTGCTGGCCCTTGCAGTTGGATGCAAGTTTTGCATAGTCCACAGGATTGCCCTCAATCAGTACGCCGTGCCAGCCGCGCTCACGCAGTAGGCGCGTGTTGCTGATGTCCATGCCATCACCGGCACCCATCTCCAGGTAGGTACCGCGCTCGATACCGAGGTGCTCGAAGATTGTCGCTATCATGCCGTCCTCACCGTTCTGCGAGTAGGTCTTCTTGCTGTGCTTGTTCAGGTCGATCATACCTCACCCTCCTGCTTGAGTATCCGCTCCGCCCACCGTAGCGCAGGTTCACCGCCCCACAGTAGGTAGCTGATTGTCCCGCATGCCTTGGTATCCTTGGGGTCGTAGTACTCCGCCGCCCTACTCAGGTAGCTGTACATCCGCTTGACCGTCATCAGTGACAGCGGTTGGCCTTGGCTGAGCTGTTGCGCTCGAACCTTGCCGACCTGCGTTGCACACTTGTTGCCGACCTCCTCGTTAAGCCGGATGCCGCGCTCCGCTGCCTCACTGACTGCACGCGGGTAGTCGCTGTATGTCTTTGCCATGTTATATCTTTTTGTCTTTGCCTCTGAACTGATAGAAGTACAGGAAGGTGTCCGCGAAGCACTGGTCCTTAATCAGTCCACTCGCAGCCAACCGCAGCGCGAAGTCATAGTCCTCGCCCTCACTGATGTGCTGGTAGCCTATCTCGCGTGCGATGTCCGTCATGACTGGGTTCAGGTGATTCAGTGGCCTGGTGTACAGCGGCGTACCGTTATACAAGGTTGGCTTCGCCGCGTACGGTAGTCCTGCCTTGTGCACGAACTCCATTGCGGTGTTGTTCCTGCTTGTCATGATACCTCGGAAGCCTACGCCGTAGCAGCCCTTCTTCAGGAACGGCAGCAAGGTCTGCACGTATTTCGGTGATATCAGATCGTCATCGTCAATGAAGCTGATGTAGGGAGTCTTGCACATGTCAAGAGCCATCTGTCGCTTCTCGCCGATTGACCGCTCCCTGGCATCCTTCAGAACAATCACCTCCACAGGTTGCCACTCAAGCTGCGGGTCAAGGACTGCCCGCAAGCGTTCGAGATACTTCTCACGACCAGTGACGGTTAGAATGGCGATTGTCCAGATGTTCATAGTGGGAAGCCTTGACGTTTGCGGTACTCAAAGGTACGGAAGCCGTACTCATAGCTGACCTTGCTGTTCTCCTTCCGATAGGTTTCATCGACTGGTGCCTTGCCTACCGAGTAGTGCTTGTGCTCGAACTGCAACTCACTGACCTTGTACATTCCGTGAGCCTTTGCCGTCTCTGCCAGGTCATTGTCGGCGTACATGCTTAGGTACTTCGGGTGATATATGTATCCGAGCTTATTGTAGGCAGCGCGGTTCATGATCGGAAGGGTCATAATGTCATTGCGGATCCCGTCGTGAACTTGCAGAACGGTCGGTGTATCGTCGGTGAACTCAGCCTTGAGCGACACATCCCACATCCACGGCGGAAACATGTCATCCGACATAAGAACTAAGATGTCTCCAGTTGAATGCTCGGCTGCTACATTGCTTGCTGCAACCATGTTTGTGCTGTTGCTTGACAGGATTGTGGCGTGGCTAAACGTCTCAAACAGAGTACGATAGCGTTCACGTGTAACATCTGTGCTGTTGAGGGATAGGATGTACTCAATGTCATCCATAGCCATACTACTTGCAGTTATCCACTGTTCAAACGTTTGCCATGCTTGCTCCGGACGGCCTAAGGAAGGGTGGAGGAGGCTAATCTTCACGGCATGTCAGGCGCGTGGTTCGCGGTCTTTGTGCGGAAGGATAGGCTGAAGTACTCAGTACCTTGAGCTGAAGTCTTCATCCAGATTGAGATGTCCATCAGTTTGCCGTCAATCATTGCGGTGCCTGTGAAGTCAGGGTGATTGTCGGTAGTCTTCTTCTTGTTTGCGAATGCGCTTCCGCTGTTCGGCTTGTGTTCGTATGCCATCTTAGTTGGTGTTTATCGGTGTAAATATAGTTAATAAGGACAGTCTCCCAAGTCCTTGACTTCATCCTCATCTTTCAACACCAGCTTGTGAATAGCGCGCTGAGCTCGTTCGGCTTTCATCGACTCGGACACGAGAGGGTTGAAGCCGTTGACTGGGTTAAAGAAACCGTATATGCCGCGCTCCATCTTGAACTTGATAGGATCATCCTTGAGGGTTGGTCGACCTCCGGTCTCTGTCTCCTTGATCTTGCGCACGTGTATCTCGGTGAGGTTGTAATCGGTTGGGTGCTGGGTGTAGCGGTGTATGGTTATAAAGTCATCAGCGCGGTTGGCGAACTTACCACCGCCTTCCGTGTCGGCTTTGTTCGGAGCCATTGGGTAGTTGGTATAGGGTCCGTCCTTGTGGGTTCTGCGCAGGGCTTCAGTTACGGCGTGGCAGTTCAGATATATGGCAGTCTCGTTGCGTTTGCAGAAGGCACGGAACTCGGAGGTGACGCGGTAGTGATACTCGTGTGAGTTCATCTTGGTGTTCTCCAGGTCAAGGTCAAGGGCGTTGTACGGGTCGATTAGGAAGGCATCGTGGAATGACCTGGCGTTAATCTTTTGAGCCATGATGAGCAGCTCGTGAGCTGTCACGATCTTGTCGGACTTGATGATCGTGAAGTTCTCATAGGCCCACTTCAGGTGATGTTCATACTCCACAGGATTCATTTCGTGGAGTGCTTTGCCGGCACGGAACTGCATGATGGTCTTGCGGACTTGCGGCTCGGAGTTCTCAGCACAGTACATGATCCACTTCCAGCCGTGGAGGACATTGGCTACGGTTGCCAGGTACCAAAGGAAGCTAGACTTTCCGACATTGTCATGTCCGTTGATGATAACCAGGTTACCGCGCTTGAATCGGTAGTGTCGGTCGAACTCCTCGTATCCGGTTGACAGACCTTGCGGGAGGGTTTGGGTTCTGACCAGTCCAAGGTACTCCTGCTCCTCCTCTTGGGTTGATATGAACGAGAAGTCATCATCGACAAGGTTGACCTCGGGATTCACCAGAGGCGCGTTGATTCCGTAATCTAAGCCATCCTGAATGGTTTTGTAGGCTTGTTGGATGTTAGACACGTTCCGACTACCGATAGCCTTCTGGAGAGCCTGTAATGCGTCCTCACGGTCAACCTGCCCACCTGCGACCCACCCACCGCACAAACGAGCGGCCTTGAGCAGTTCAGCATGCTTAGCTCCATCCGGTGCTGTCACGACCATCTGGACTGCCTGGTTCAGCTTGGTGTAGTCGGTTACGATGGCTTTGCGTTGCTCCTTGGTGGGTTCGGCCTTGACATCCTCCACCAGGTCGGTGAACTCTTGAGCTGTTGGGTTGAAGTAGATGTCGGGGTCGTAGGACTCGAAGCAGATGCGGCTTATGTTGATTGAGGTCTGGTCGAAGCCAGGCATGTAGGATAGTGCCTGTTGGATACCTCTGAAGTAGTCGCGGTGCCGGTTAGGCTCGGCGGGTATGCGCGCTACGGCCTTGATGCCATCTCCGGAGGGTGATATGAAGGCTGCGACTATCCAAGGTTTGGCTGACAGTTCAGCTTTGTAGGCTGCGGTGTCGACATGGTCGAAGTCAAGGATGCACATACCGGAGTGCTGTATCAGTCCAGCATCATTGCGCTTGTCGAAGGTTCCGGCGAACAGGATGCAGGGCAGGTTCTTGGACTTGAAGGCCTTGGCTTCGTCCTTGTCTTGGATGGCTCGGAGTTGGTCGATTAGCGGCTTGATGGCTCCGGTGCGGATTCGGTCAATAGCCTTGTCGATGCCGATGTAGAAGGGTTGGGTTGACTTGTATGTCTGGAAGTAGGTTACCTGTGTCATATGCCGAGGCGGTCAATAGGTGACATTCTGCTGTTGTAAAAGTCATCAATATCGGCTTTGATGCTTGCCTGGTCAGATATCGGCAGGGGTTCGCGGACGCGGTCACCCTGAACCTTAAGCCAGTAAAAGAAGTTGGACTTGCAGTCGCTGAAGTTCTCCCAAGTCTTTTGGTTCACTTCCTTTTCGCGAAAGAACTGCTTGAGCTGATGGGTGAACTGGTCGGCTGACATGCGGTAAGTTTTCATCACCAGGTCCCTGTTGACCTGATCTGCATTCAGCTGGTTAAACAGCCCATACCAATAAGTCGGCGGCGGTGGCGTTGCTCCAACGTCAACATCTTCTTTTCTTATTATATTCTTATTCTTATTCTTTAAATAAGTGTCCGATTTGGGACCGATTGGTGTCCGATTGGTGTCCGAAGGTTGTCCGGTCGAAACATCAAGACCTTCGTAATTGATTGTAATTAAGCGACTTGTGCGGCTCGTTTGTTGTCCGATTTGGGAGCAGTTTTGGAGCATTTGTAGTCCGCGTTCAACCTTACTTTTTGACAGGTTTAGAGAATCTGCGAGGCGTTTCCGGCCTGTTATGAGCTGCCCTTTTTGGACTGTAAACGGCCTTCCTTCCCACATGGTTGTGTAGGGGTCAACCGCTGCCATCATGTGCAGATGGATGTACAGTTTGATGATTTCAGGGTCGCTCCACCAGGGCTGATTCTGTATCGACCTGGGTAATTTTATCCATCCTTGGTTCATGATTGTTGGGGAAAAAGAAAGGGAGCCAATGCCTCTACACACTGACTCCCAATTCTGCTGGGCATGACCATGCCGTCAGGTAGAGGTCCGACGGTATGGTTGGAACAAACTTAATATGAAAGTGACCTTACAGGGTCACTTGTTGAAAACTAGCGAAACTCCCAACCTTCAGGGAACACGCTCCTGGTGCTAGTCTTCAGAATACGGTCAACAATCTCGCGGCGGGTAGGGATGCCGTTGATCAGTCGCAGTCGGATGAATGCCGACAGCAAGTAGGTGTTGATGTTCATCATAGAGCTTTGATTGCGAACAGACCGCCAAAGACTCCCGCCAAAGAGCTCCAAAAGTTGCGCGACTTCTTCAGCCTGCGGTGCTTCTTGGTGAGCTCGACATACTGGACAAAAAGTGAGTCCCTGTCGGTTGTACATGTTTGATAGGTTTCAGTTAAGATTGTTATGCGTTTCTGGAGGATGTTGACCATCTCAGTCTGCTTGGCAATGAGGTCATTTTGCAAGGCCACTTGTTCGGCTGAGAGCTGAAGTTCGACACGATCGGAGTCAGCTTGCACCAGGTCCTGGAGCATGTAGACCACTAGCTGCTTGGGGATGAGTACCAGACTATCGCGCTGAGTCTTTGTAGCGGCTTGACAGTATGCTTGTGAGCTCATCGCTAGACATGCGACTAATGATGTCATTGCTAGCACCGCGGTTCTCACGGATACGGATGATTTTGGTTTCATTGACTGGCTTGAGTTTACTGAGTGAGTCGAACTGGTTATTGAGTTTTTCGTAAATCGCACGGTCGAAGTCGAGGCGTGTTTCCATCCGGTCCAGTCGCTCTTGGTCGGCAAACTTGAAGGGATCCTCCACAGCTTTCGGAGCCATGATGTGATTGACCAGGATGCAGATCAGAATGACTACAACGAGCTGGCCGATGGTCTTGTAGATGTTCATAGTTTACGTAGATAGATGATTGCGTTGATGAGCTGATCGGTGTCGGCGTATGGCACCAGTTCAAGCAGCTGAGCCTTGAGGGTCTCGGTGTAGGCGGCTTGCTTTGCAACTACCTTCTTGAACTTGCCTTGCGTATACTTGGTGTCTGGCACGGTTCCGGAGCGGTCACCCCATGCGGTGTCTATTAACTTGAGGGTTACGCGGTTGACCTCTTCGAGGTAGGTGTTTGACAGTTGCACTTTGTTCATCGTACGGAGAGTGCTGTCCGTTTCGGTTTGCGCCTGTGCCGTTCCTAGAACGGTGATGAGTGCGGCGGTTGCTAAAATTCTCATTAGAATATAGGATAAGTCTTCGGTGCACAACTGCTTAGCAAGAGTAGCAGGCACATGATTTTGTAGTAGCTGGCTCTGACCTTGACTATGTTGAATCCTTTGGCGCGGAGTGTGAGCAGGTCACGGTATACACTACGTTCGGTGCATCCTACGGTCTTGGCCAGTAGTCGGATTGAGCCGCCCTGCTTGAGTGCTTCAATGAGTGCCTTGAGGCGGTAGCCCTTGGCGGTGAGTATTCGGTCTATTTGATTTGATTCCATTGTTCAATAAATGTGTCCCAGTTTCGTGCTATTATGTACACACCTCCAGCGCGTTCCACTTCTTCGCGTATCTTCTGTTGGTGCTCACTCATACGGTCCTTGCCGACCTTGACCTCTATGGCTACGTTGACTGCGAAGGTTCGGCCTTCATGCGTCACTGGCTTGCTGGCCATGATGTCTGCGATACCCTTGCGCGTGCCTCCCTTGCGCCACCTGCCGGTACGCGGGTCATAGATGCCGGTGTTGTTGATTCGGTCTGCGTAGCCTCCTGTCATTCGGATGAAGGCTTCAATCGACCTAGTCAGTTCGTTCGCGGAGGACTCGGAGAACTTCTTCACTGATGGTAGGGCATGCAGAGGTACTGTCGGGTGCTTGGCAATCTTCTGCATATTTGCCAGCTGTGTAAGTTGCTCTAGAGTCATAGGCGTCAATGCTTCGTTGTAAGTAGTAGATGGCCTTGGTCAAGTCTCCAGCAGGGTCACCCTTGTACTTATGGCGTGCGATGTACTTCAGCGCATTGCCGATGTTGAAGTCAGCCTGCCAGGCATCAATGACCTTGATGGCTTCATAGGTCGGGTCACCCTGCTTGTAGTGTTTCACTGACATACGTTGGTTCCGGTGTGTACGGTTACAGCGTCAGAGTAGTAGATTGTCAGCACCTGCTTGTCCCTGTCGCGCATGGTCCAGGCTACGCGCACTGAGTAGGTCTGCGATGGCTTGAACAGGTTGTTCATACCGTACTTGTAGGCCATGCTGTTAGTCAAGCACTCCACGTTGTAGGGGTCTTGTCGAGGCTCGACTACCATCTTGTAGGGCGATACTTCAACGGTAGCTGTGGAGGATGGTCGGTTCTGATCGTTCCAGCGCATAACTAGCCAACCGCAGAAGGTTGTGTCCCACTTGACATCCCAGTCGCCAGAATAGACTTCTATGACTTGCCACTGTGAGGTCGTGCCGGTCTGGTTGCCGTTGCCATTGCCGTTGTATCGGCGTTCGGCTGAGGCTTGCTGCATGATGTGCTTGGGTGCAATTTCATCGCGGTGCTGGTCGCATGCTGCAACGAGCAGGCACACCAGGATTGTTAGTAGGCTTCTCATGATGCTAATATAGGGCGAAATAGCGGTATTCTTGGGCGAATGTTAATTGACTTCACTCAGTTGAATATCAACAGGCTGATGTTTGAGTCCGGTGATTTCGGCATCTAGCTCCAGCAGTTCGAGTCGGTATTGGTCGCATTGCTTTCGGATCAGCTCAATGAGCGGCTTGTGTGATTCGGAGCGGTTGCGGCGGATATTGATGTACCGGATGTTGGCGGCATCAAGCTCCCACTTTACGAGCTTCTCACGCGCATCGCAGAGCTTGTCGAACAGTTCATCGCGCTTGGCAATCAGGGCCCGCTTCCACTCCGGTACGTGCGCCGGAGTGGACATGTCAGTGGTCAGGGCTACTTTTTGGGCTTTGTTTTCTTCGCTAGGCTGGCTGTGCATATTGCGTAGGCTGATGATTTGGTCTTACCACTTGCTTGTACCTGCTTGACGCAGCGTTCGAGTTTCTTAGGCATGTCTTTTTCTTATGAAGTTACGAATGTTCATACTGTGCAATGGCTTTGAAGATTTGCAAGGCTACTTGTGGGACTATCGCATTTCCGGCTGCTTTTATTGACTCGTTTCTCCACTTTGAAAAGGTGATGCCGTCCAGTCCGGTGGAAATCCCATCATTTCGAGAACAAATGGGGGATTGAGTTGGGAAGTTTGACCAGTCGTTAATCTTACTTGCTTGGTCAATGAGTTTTGATTTTCCAATCCTGTCACCTTCTCTCCTGAATCTGATGCCATCGGTGTCGGAAGCATCGTTACCCATTTGGCTATATGTTCCTCCAAATTCCCTTTGTTGCGATTTGCTAAACTCTCCGAATTCAGGTCGCATCCATTTACCTGATTGGCTCTCGGTGTCGGAAGCATTTGAAACCTCGCCATTTGTTTCAATGGCATTTGAAGGTTGACTCCCTTCTCCGCCCACTTTTCCTTGTCCTCCTCCCATTTCTGTTCGGTTCTCGCACTGTTCCAATCGTATGCTGTCGGTGTCGGAAGCATCATGTTTTTCATCAAATCGTTCAATGATGGCCCAAACCTCATGCCGTCGCTTTTTCTCACATTCGTATAAACTCCGTTTTGAAATATCGTTTCCTTTCCTGAATTTATATTCTCCGCTATATAGATTGTTTTTGGCGTAGGCAACAAACCAAACCCTGTCCCTTCGGTGGGGAGCATTGACGGCGCAAGCTGGAAGTACATACGGTTGTACTTCGTACCCTTGAGCTTCCAAGTCAGCTTGCACCTCGTTGAATACCAGCCCTCCATTCCAATTAACAAGGCCGAGAACATTCTCGCCCACGACCCAACGTGGTTGAATCTCTCGTATCGCTCTAAGCATTTCCGGCCAGAGGTGTCGGTCATCTTCCTTGCCAAGTCGCTTGCCTGCCATTGAGTAGGGCTGGCATGGGAAGCCACCGGTAAGAATTCCAATTCTGTTTGCATATTTCGTAAAGTCTGTTTTAGTTATGTCACCGAAGCCCTCGGCGTTAGGGAAGTGGTGGCGAAGCACTCGCTGGCCAAATTGATTCCACTCGCACCATGCAAGCGTTTCCCAGCCCATCCAACGAGCTGCAAGACTGAAGCCGCCGATGCCTTCAAACAGTCCCAGGTGCGTCATCATCTTCTATCGTTAAGTTACCGTCAAGTAGTTCCTTGATTGCAAGGTACAATGCTTGCTGCTTGTGCATGGGTAGTTCGTGCATGAGCTTCATGAAGTCGCTCCAGACCGTGCTGTTCTCATTCAAGACATCCATGTTGAAGTCCTTACCCATATGGCTTGTCAGGCTGCGTGCGGAGTTCAAGTAGGTATTGAGCAGCTGCTTGGTGCGCAGGTTGACGGTGTCCTTCAGAACATACGCCCACCCTTCGGCTTGTTGGGTCAGTGACATGAACATGAACAGTGCCCAGTGCTTAGGTGTGAAGGTTACTTCTTCCATCGGATCTCGTATGTAGTGGTTGACAGTTTACGTGCTGGGAAGATGTTCACGATTTCGCCGGTTTCATCGTCAACGAAGGTGGTCTTCTCTTTGATTGACTTGAGGAACAGCTCGCGCTCCTTGCGCTTCTCGGTTAGCTCGTTGATGGACTGGGTGAGGCCGCTCCACTTCGGGTCATTGCATGGGTGGAAGTCGTAGCGCACTCCAGACTCCTTGGCCTTGAATGAGGCGTTGTATCGCACGCACTCTTCGCCCTTCTGGTACTTGTCTAGTTCATCGACTACCATGCTACGCAGGCGGTCCTTGATCTTCTCAATGAGCTCCTCCATGAACTTAATCTTGAGGGCTACATCTAGTGTGTTGGAGTGACCTGCTTCGAGCTGGTCAATCAGTACATCAGCGTACTGTTGAATGGCTTCCTTGGTGATTTGTTCGGGAGCCTCGAACGGTGTGAGTTGGTTCATAGTAGTCACAGTTTTGGTTGGTTTGATTGTAAGGTGGTTCAACGTAGTATGCCTGGTAGGATGGGTCTGCAAGAGTCAAGTACCGCAGACAGGTGTACTTCAGAGGGCAGAAGTCACCGTCACAGAGCGTTATCTCAGCCATTGGGTTTCTTAGTTAGGAAGTCCAACTGCAATGCGCTGAGCTGGTACTTCGCGCGGACTTGCTCAAGTGTACCCTTGCCTTCGTCTATCCAGGTCTTGATCTTAGCGAGCTTTTCCATGTCAACAGTCTGCTTGATTTCTACCGTAGCTCCTTCGCCGTCCTGGTCTTCGTCTGCGTTGATGTTGAGGAGTGCTGAGATAGCGTAGCGTTTGAGGTAAGTCAATCCTCCACCAGCATTCTGAAGGGCGTTGGTATTGTTACCCTGCATCGGAGTGAAGCCCACCTTGGAAGCCAGGAACTCACCTGACTCGTGCACAAGCATAGTCACTACTTCAGGTCCTGCCAGGTGCTGGTGGATGAGCAGTCCGCAGTCTGCGAGTGCTGGCTTGACCTTGGAGATGATTTCATCCAGAGTGGTGTAGCTGCGTGTCTTGCCTCCGCCAACTGGCACGGTGCGGTCCTTGGTGATTCGTATGTCCATCTTGTGGAACTTAAGCAGTGCAGGTAGAATCTTGCTCTGTGACTCGGATTGCCACAGTGAGTCAGTGTGGTGGATTATTGTCATTGGTTTCATTTGTGTGAAGTGTTCCTCGTCAAGGAGGCGTTTGGTTGCTGACATTGTTATTGAAGTTTAAGTGAGTACCAGATTGTTCCGCATGCGCTGACATACATCTGTGGTTCTTCTGAGCATGGTATCAATGAGTCGCACCACTGTAAGTATCTGTCGAACTTGTTAGTCACTAGCCTTCTCGCGGGCGGCGCGCTGTTTGGCGATGATGGCTTTGAGTTCTGCGATTCGTTCTTCTCGTTGCTTGATGAGTCGTTGAGCATGTTGGATACAGAGTTTAGCGGTTTCAGTGAGTGCAAGGCCACGCAGTGCGTTCTGAACGGTTTGAGCTGATACACCTACTTCTGTTGCGATAGTGGTGACATCACCGAACTTGAGTGAGTCACGGATTTGTTTGAGTTCGTATTGCTTCATGGATTCGGATTGCTTCGTGTTTGTAATCATCTAACCAACGCTTGGAGCTCTCACTCCAGCAGGCGTCTTCGTAGGCATTGAGCAGTACCTCGTTGAAGTACTTGGCTTGTTGCAGTTCACCGTTCTGATATGCGATGTTGCGCATAGCCTCCAGCGTGCCAGTGAGCCGCGCTGCTACGGTTGCTGCATTGTAGGGGTTTTCTTTCATGTTGCTGTGTTTGATGGGGTCAAAAGTATCTACTTTGATAATTACAAAAGTACGCCACAATAAAAAAAGTTACCCTTACAGGGCTAACTAACTGATACACACGGCAATAATTTTACTTTACACCGTATCTCCGTCCAGTATTTTGTACAGTTTTACCCGAAAATCACCCTCATCTGAGGTCCGATCTACGATACTGAAGCCGTGCACCCACTGATTGATGCCGTAGGTGTACTCCGCATCGAGCTTGCACAGGCACCCTTGTGCCCACGCTCCATGCACAGCACCGTCCATCGTGCGCGTGATGTACTCCTGGTTCTGGTGCCAGTGGCCGAACAGCAAGTTCGACTGAGCCTTCATGTAGTAAGTGCGTGCGATGTTGACTACACCCATACCGGCACGAATCTCGTGACCGTGGATGATGTTCAGCTTGCCGAACTTGACACCGATGTTGTCCTTCAAGAATACTACGCCGTGACCTTCAAAGTCTACAAGGTTCTCAATGTCTAGGATGCCGTCAAACATCTGAGCATTGTTCTGAATCCACCGCTCGAACCGCTGCTCATGGTTGCCGAACTTGTAGTAGATGGTAGCCTCTGGAAACCGCTGCTTGAGCTGGTCAATGAAGAACCGGAACACATCTAGCTCCGCTTTGATGCTCGGCTTGCGAAAGTCCTTGCTGAACTTCGACAGTTGATAGAAGTCAAGGATGTCTCCGTTGAGTAGGATGCTATCGACTTGCTTCTCTTTGCCCACACGAAGTGCAAGCATCAATGCAGCCTTGTCGTGGTATGGAAAATGGATGTCAGATAGTACAAGCATGCGCTTGTGGTTGACCTCCTTCCATCTCAGCGAGGATGTGTCACCGTCTTCGAGCTTATCAATGTGTACATCTATATAATCTTGGCCTACACCTCTGTACAGCGCATTGATGATCTTGTGAGCATCAGCAATCATACGGTAGTCTCCAGAGTTCATACTACCAGAGAGCTCACTGATGTAGTGTACTATCTCTTTGCGCGTAGCAGCTGGATGCGCGAGAATCCATTGGACGATGTCATCCATGTACGCATCATACTTCTTAGACCGCTGATAGTAGTCATTGCAGTACTGCCTGTATTCCTCTCTCATTAGTTGCTACGCGTGAGGAAGCTGAGGTGGCTATTTGCTTGAGCCTTAAACCATTCCTCCCACACGCTAAAGATAGCATCGTATGGTACCATCGCTGTCAACAGGTCACCGTCCTGCAAGATGATGTCGGTGTAGTTTTTGTCTTCGTTCTCTTGAATGTAGTAGATATTCTCAAAAGGCACAACTGCCATGCGCCTATACTGCTTGCGCATGTAGCTCTCTACATCTTCGTCACTTGGGTCATAGACTACCGGTACCTTCAGGAAGTGATTGAGCATGGGTTGCGGCGTTTGGATATATAAAGATACAGCCGCGCTTTGCTCCTGTGGCCACTTCATTGTACTCGGTAGTGTACTGATTGTCAAACGCTTTACCGACTGACTCCTTGATGAAATCCCAGTCATACACGATGCCTGGGTAGGTGTCGTAGCCGAAGTTCTTGCCAGGCACCTTGAAGTCGTGGATAGCTACAATCGGATTGACTCCAGACTCGCCTATGATTTCAATCTCACGCAGTAGCGGGTTCTCGCCCCAATGCGCGTCCAAGAATATCAACACAGGCCCTTCCGCTTGCTTCAGAGCTTCAATCAGGAACTCCCTGCTATCCTGCAAGCAGCTGACTACGTTCGTGCGTCCTACGAGCTGCTCTTGGCCTATCTTGAAGTATTGCGCATTGACTTCGCATGTGTATACCTTGTCGAAGTTATCGCTGAGCCACTTGGTAGTATCGGCATAGAAGGTGCCAGTCTCAATGACCGACTTGATACCGTACTGCTCTTTGATCTGAAGGAACTTAGCCTCCAGATGGGTGTCATTGTTGAACGCCATTGTCCGTAAAAAAGTTGGTGATGAACTTACCGAGCACTCCTGATACCAAGCAGAACATGGCTATCAGCTTATCATCCATTACGATGTTGTAAGCCGTAGCAGTTGAACCGACAGTGAGCAGAGCGTCTCCGATAGCTCTCCAGAACTTGGGAGTAGGCTCCCAATAATTTTTAATGTTTAGCATGGTCCGAGGGTGATTTATGTATATACCTTTAGTCTCAGGTTGCTACTGTGTTTCAGAGTCATTGGGGCCAGGCCCGTAAGCCTGAGCCCCTTTGATTTGAAAGTGCATAAGGTCCGGCCTAGTTTGCCAGTCTGCACCACAGTCCACATACTTCCGTGAGACATTGATGAACTTCTCTGTGAATGGTATCAAGCCACGCATCAAGCATTGTTGGCGTGACAATCCTAGCGGGTTGTGTGCTGCATTCAAGTCGATAGCCATACCGAATGCGTGAATGCTCAGTGACTTCGCACCACGCTTTGTACGTATGTTGAAACAACCGTCAAAGGTCTTGATCTCTTGACTGACTCCAGCTTCAATCAGTGCCTTGAGCCATTGCTCTGCAACCGGTATGAACACTCTGTGCATATAGATGCGCGAAGGTATCTGAGGTATCGCCAGGTGAATCAAGGGCGGCACATTCCACACCTTCATGTTCCTGCGCTCCCACGCAAGAGTCTCCATAGTGGGGTTGCCGTATTTCTTTATCAGTCTAATTGATTCGACCACGCAGATATTCCCAAAGTTTCTTGAAGGTTGACTTGATTGGTGAGCCAGTAAGGGTATCAACACCTACCAGGATAGCTACGGTGTAGCTGACAGTCTGGAGGTCTACGGAGCCGATTAACTCACTAACGTGAGCAAGTATGATGAAGGATACTGAGCCGATGAATCCATGAGCAGAACCAGTATCGAAGGTGACATTGTTCATGCTGTAAAGATATAGCAAAGGGCCCCTCGCGGAGCCCCTCACTAGAAACCAAAACCTAACTCACTATGTTATGCAACAATCGGGATGTAACACTGGTCAAAGATACCATCTGGCACATCGTAAGGGCATGGCAGGTTGGAGTTCTGCCACTTCAAGGTCACCTCGTAGGTGAGCACGGCCTTCAGATCGTCAGCGACAGGCATCTTCGGAGTGATAGTCACAGGAGCACCGGCTTCCCAGATTTTGGAGCTGGTACGGAAGAAGATAGTGTAGTCGGTTGAATCTTTGATAGCGTTGTAGAAGTCGCAGTTGGCAACAGTGTTCGGGTCCTTGTAAACCAAAACATGAGAGTTACCGCCGTTGACAGTCTCAGCATCGCCGAAACCAACGAGCTCCTCCACAGTTCCGCCGTCATAGTTTCCTGAGGTTGCCCACAGTACGATGGCATCTCCGGCAGCCAGAGCGGTGTTCCACTCGGTCGGGTCAGAAGGGTCGGTGAAGCTGAATGAGTTCTTTACATACGCCACAGAGCGAATACGGCTGTATTCGTATGTCGGGCATGGGTTGCACGTGTACTGCGGGATGGCTCCGCCGCCGCAGTTACTGGCAGGATAGTATACTGACATTGTTAGTAGTTTTTAACAGGTTGGACAATCACTGATGCAAGTCACGTCATAATCTGTTACTATGGTATAATCTAATGCAAGGTATATGTGTGTAGGATGCACAGGATAGGTAGCCGCCGGTAGCTTGTACTCTTGCTGCCAGATAGCCACGCCATCGTAGTTGGTGCGGTCTGCTTCAATGGTCACGCCATACAGACCTGGGTAGGAGCTGATCTGCGTGTACATGAGTTGCTGTTGCACTGCCGATGTCAACAGGAAGCTGAGCTGTTGCGGCTGGAGCTTGGTCTTCAGACGGTCAGCCCACACGATCATGCGCATGGATGCCTCCTCACGAGCTGCGTTGTTGCCGTCACCGAACTGCACCGGAGCTTCTACGATGTTGGTAGACAGACAGCGGTGGTATATCACTATGCTGTACGCATCGTTAAACCCGCTGAACATCGTGCCTCCGTTGACATCCACTAGGGTAGGGATGCCATCTTGTGCGTTGTTGTAGTTGCGTGGCAAGGTCTCGCTGAGTCCATGCAGTTGACGCACGAACCGCTTGTCATCGCTTAGCTTGCCAGTTGCCAGCGTAGTATTGATGATGCTTACAATCTCGTTTATGTAGGGCATTACTTGAAGGCTTGTTGTACGAACTTTGAAACTATTGCACGAACTTGGTCAAGCTCACCGTCTGTGAGTGCGAAGATCTTACCGAACCTATCCTCAGCCCAATCAGCCTTGTCGGCATTGAGCTGGTTCTGGTAACCTAGAGCGTACTCGGTATCACTGAGGTCAACTACCGAGTAGTCATTCTGCATCTGACCTGTGAAGAACAAACGCACAGTGCGGTCTGTCCCTAGGTTGTTGGACTCACGCAGCTTGAGGTACCGGTCGGAGTATTCACCGATCTGACTCCCTGATGCGTTCAACCCTTGCTCATGTATGCGCTCCCTAGTCACAGCCAGCATGGAGGTGCTGACCTCACGCAGCAAGCTGTCGGCCTGTTGCAGTGTCAGCATCTTCGTGCCTAACTGAGCGAGTGCGCTCACATCTACAGTTGTAGTTATCATCGTTTGCCGCCGCGTGGCTTGCCTTTACATCCGCACATCTTAGTAGAATTGAGTGGTTTCACGAAGTTGAACTTGCTCATTACACTCGATGCAGCAATCGCATGCCAGCTTGAATCCGCCTGCAATCTGCTCCAGTGCTTTCATGTATTCGACCTGGTACTCCTCACGCAGCTCCTTGCACCTTTGCAGGTTGACAGTAGTGAACTGATTGAGTTTAGTGCTGTACAGTTGCTCGGTCAGTAACTCAATACCCAGCAAGAACCAGTAGGCGCGGCTGAACACGGTCTTGTTCTGACAAATCAGAGACTCCCAGTTGCACACGATAGTGAACGTACCGGAGAGTCCGCTTGTGCTGCTTGAATAGGTCACAGGTTGGCCGCTGTTGAAGGCTGCACCTTGGATGCGCACATCGCAGCATCCTGGAATCGTATGGTTGAATGGCAGGTTCATGTCTACGACCGTCTGAGCGTTCAGCGTGTCGAAGTACACTACTAGCTGCCAAGAATTGACTGCGTAGTTGTTATGGAACGTAGTGTTCACAGGGATAGTGTTCCATCCGTCAGTGACATTCGCCACCTCATTCCAAAGGATTTGACCTGTATTGATGTCCTGCACATGCAAGTCAACAGTCAGGATGCCTTGACCAGGAGGTGCATAGTAGTACAGGTCTTGGATGTGAATGCTTGCAAGCGGTGAAGGCACATACTGATAGTCCGGTGACTCAATCAGCTCAATGGTGAAGCCGAGATAGTCAGTCGAAGCTGATGTAGTGCTACCGATTACGTTGCCCAAGTTGATGCCTTGGAGCAAGCTCTTCATCTTGTAATGGTTACCCATTGCCTGCCTCACATCAAGGTTAAAGCGATTCTGCGCCCTGCGTTGAATCATGTTCCACAGGTCTACATAGGTAGCCTCCTCCTCGTTGGTGAGTGCGACAAGCTGCTTGAGGCTGATGCCTGGCAGGTCATTGATGTATAAGCCTGAAGGCGGCGTTGTAGTGCCGCAACCTCTGAGACCGATGTAATCCTGAAGACAGTGCATGTGAGTGGTTTAATAAAGGGTGGAGGTTGCCCCCCACCCCTTAGATTGAATCTTAGCTGTTGGTGATTGCGTAACGGAGTGAACCGTTAGAACCAGCCAGACGGTCAGCTCCATCGTAAGCATCAGTCGGAATTGTAAACAATCCGTAACGCTTCTTGATGAGCAGAACGTATCCGCGAGCCGCAGAGATTGAAGCCTCGTTGATGTAACCGTTTGCAAGGTTAGAACCGAGGTCTTCTGGGCAGTCGATGTACTTCACCTGCAAGTCGAAGGCGATGTTGCCCAGACCGTTCGGAGTCCAGCACTGAGTGCGTGGGTCTACGATAGTGGTGAAGAAAGATGCACCGCGCTGACCTGCGAAGCTACCAACGTTGTCCTGACGCTCTACCAGGTGAACTGAACCAGGAGCGAACATACCAACGTGCTGTGCACCCCAAGTAGAACCAGTCTGACCGGAAGCGAAGAAGTTGAAGTCATTGTTCATGCTGGCGAAGTCAACACCGGCTGATGCCAGTCCGAAGGCGTTGCGCTGCTTCTGGATAGCGTATGCGTGCATGAGTGAACCGAGTGCTCCAACGAATGAAGGAGTACCGCAGAACTCGTTTGCAGCAGCGTCAGTCAGGAGCTTGGTCAGACCTGTTCCGAGGTCGTTCAAGGTACCGTCCTGCTCGATGTTTACAGTTACCGCAGTTGCTGTTCCAGTAGCTACGTGCTTACCGAAGTTGGAAGCCATGCTGGTAGTCAACACGTTCTCCATCTTCTGGTAGATGCCGTTCATCGCGTGGAGGATAGAACGCAGGTGCTCGGTCATGATCTGAGTTGGAGGCAGACCAATAGCAACTGTGCGTGAAGCTTCCTCACAGTACAATCTGACCTGGTCGTCAGTTACGAACAAACCAGTCTGCGCGATGTTGTTCACGCTTACTGAAGTCTCTTTGTAAGCTGGAAGGACGTCAACCGCGCAAGTGTCAGAGGTAGAAACCTGAGACACAGTAGTGCGTGGCATGTACTTCACGTTCACCGTGCGGTAGTGACCTTCACGGTAGCCGTCCTGAAGTGTAGTAGGACGGTCAGGCTGGGTGACCAGCATGTTCAAGAAGCCAGGGATGGTTACCTTCTGGCCTGGGTAGTTTTGACCCGCAATGCTATCAAGGTGAAGCAAGAGGGCTTCGCAATATCCGTTTGCCATTTTAGTGGATTATTAAGAAGAATTTGAATCCGCTTAGTTGTGTTGGCTAACGCCCTCTTGTGTTGCCTTGCGGCCTATCGTGCTTGCATCAGACTCATACCAGTGAGCTGCCTGCTTTGAAGTCCGCCAGAGCCTTAGAGGTCTGCGTCTTAGCGGCAGGAGCGATGGGCTTGTTGACCGGCATAGGTGTCGGCACTGGCCCAGGTGCGGGTTGCGCTTCACCCTTGACCTTCAGCATACGAGCCTCAGCCAGTACGCTGTCAGTGAAGGTGCGCAGTTCCACAGGTTTGTTATCAATCGTGAAGGGCAAGTCTGGGTGCTCGGCACTTACCAGCTTGAGTCCTTCGTTGGTGTATACATACTTGCCGCCCTTGTCGCGGAGTTTCTTCTCCCACAAATTCCGAGCAGTTGTGATAGTCACATCCTTGTCCAGGTCCAGCGCGTAGTCGTAACCGTTGAAGATGCCTTGCAGCTCTTTGTCGGTCAGCTGCGATTGCCACTGAGAGTTGACCTTGTCGAGGTCTGCTCTGCGTGATTCACGCTCTACGTTCAACGCTTGTTGAAGTTCCTGTACTTTGTCGAGTAGGGCCTTTTTCTCCCCGCCTGTTGCGGATATAGCCTTCTCTCGCACATCCGCAATAGCCTTCGCAAGAAGCGGGATGCGATTGTAAGTAGAAGTCTCCGAAAGGATAGCCGTCTTGGTTTCATCGTCAAAGTTGTACTCGTCAAGCACATCCTTGATCTTGATGTCGATGGTGTTCAAGGCAGTACCGGTGAAGTGCTTCTTCACAGTCGGGTTGTACTTGGCCTCATCCTCGGTCATGAGCTTGGCATTGGTACCGCTCACGATGTGCTGTGGGATACTGATTGAGCTCAGTGCTGGGTTGGTTACAATAGCCTTGAGTGCTTCGTCTGCATTGTCAATGCCGATGCGCTCGGAGATGTTCTGGATATATTCAGCTAAAGTCATGGTTTTGCCTTCGCGGCCTTTGGTTGTACTGATTTAGTGGGCTTGGTAGCCTTGGGTGATGGTAGCTCTACGATAGTCTCCTGCTTGGCTATGTTAGCCTTGAGCACTTGAACATCGGCTACCGGAGCCTTGATTTCGCAGATGCGGTCAAGGTTCTTATTCATCAGGTCGGCGCGTACATTGTCCTCGTTCTCAGCTGGGAACTCGTACCACAACTCACCGTCCTTCCATACTTGTAGGAATTGCTGTTTCATATGACAAAGATAAGGCTACTACCTACCCTTAAACTCATCTCGCAGAGCCTTGGGTACCAGAGCTGCCGATACCGGCACTAGCTGGTGGTTGCAGTTGTAGCCGCCTCGGTTGATTGGAAAGTTGACTGCGTTGGTTCCTGGTATCATACCGTGCGGCAGTCCTGTCTTGTCGTAGATCGGAACCTGCTCCCCACAGATTTGACCTTCGACAATCTCCGGCAACTGACTGCGATGGATGAAAGGCATGCAGGTTTGTTTCGCATCTGTCAGAGCCTTGCAGAAGGGGCGTGTGGTCTCCTTGTTGGAGCCTACGTACTTGAACCACTCAAGGCCAAGGTCATCCGAGACTATCTGCGTGTAGTTGGCACTGTACTGGTTCAGACTATCGGTGACAATCTGCTTGGTGTACTTCACTAGCTTGCCATCACCGCGCTCGGTGTCTAGAAGGTACTCCCGAACCTCGTCAAGGAACTCCGCCTTGCTGCCGCCTGTGGTTACGTTCTTGACCAGGATGTCACGCACCGGACTGATTACATTGACCCCAACGGCATCAAGACCCATGGCATCTACTACTCCTTCGATTGCGAGCTGTTGGACCTCGGCCAACACCTTCGGCACAGTGAACTTGCCGATTTCCGCAGTAAAGTATTGATTCTGGAGTTTAGTGATTTCGCCGTATGTCTTGACAATCTTGTCAAGTTCTTCCTCATACTCTTTGGTAAAGATTACCTTGGATAGCTGTTGCTTTATCTTGCTAATCAGCTTGATGTTCTTCATAGTCGCTTTGATGCGACCATTGGAAGTCTCAAGGTCTCCGGTGAGGTCTAGGATTACGTTATAGGCATCACGCTGAACCTTTGGCATCTTCTCGTTAAACGAGTCGATACGCGTCTCAATGAGGCTCAGTAAGTCCTCAAGAATCAGGTCTGCTTTGGCCATTATACGGATGCACTCACGCTAACATTCTGCTGAGCGATTTCTTGAATAGGCTTCGGGTTACCGATGATGGCTGCGGCTTGCTGGTCTGTGAATCCGTAGATCTCACGCAACAAGGCAATAGCTGCATCCCTATCAGTGATACCCTTAGACACACTAGACTGAATCTCAAGAATACCTTGGACACCTCCGACAGTTCCTTTGAGGTTAGCCTGTGCCTCGAGTCGCTTCTCATCAATACTATTAGTCACCTCTTCACCTTCAACTGAGATGGCAAGTGTCTTGGGCTTAGTCAACTCTTCAGCATACTGAGTCATGATTTCCATCTGCTCATCGTAGCTGAGTTCACTGAAGCCTTGAATGTTATCTAACGCACGGCTCACAAACTTATTGATGTTGGCATGTATCACAAGGTCATTCTTGTTGATGGCATCAAAGGTCTTCTGCATAGCAATAGCCTCCTCACTCACACCCGCGAATGGGTCGAGCTTCAGCTTCAATACTACGTGGTCCTTGACCATTGAATCGTTGAACTTCTTAGCCGCCAGTTCAATTTGTGCCGCGTTGATAATTGCAGGGTCAACCTTTGCCGTAGTCATCTGTGCAAGCTCCTCCACAAGCACCTTCCCACTCAGGATGTCGTACCGCTCAGGTACTGGGATGTATGGTCTTAGTACGTTCACATCCGGCACAATACCGATATACCTCCATGAGCAGATGTCGTATATCACTTCATCCATGATGCGCACAACATCTTCAGCGATAGAGTGCACGAAGCTGTACAGCTCCTCACGGTCAACCTGCTTAGATACACCGCTCTGTGCGATAGGAGTATCAGCAAGGAACTCCATGTTGATAGCACTCAAGCTGTCGTAGATATGCTGGCGGATGCGCTCCTCTTGCAGCCTTGCGATTTCAGTCTGCTTCTGAACGTAGCCGATTGGAGGCGTAGGGATGGCAGGGTCACCAGGACGCGGCGCGGCAAGCAACAAGTGCTCGAACGGATTGAGAGGCATAAGTCCTTTGCCAGAGCAGGACGGACACTGTACTGGTGCGGAATTCTCTCTTGGAATCTCACCCACACCCTTACATCTGCCACACTGCTGCGGTTGCATCGCCCACATCGTAGAATGGATGTGCTGCACAATCTCCGCTTGCAGGTCACTATACTCACGCAAGGCTTCATCCATCTTCGGTACGATACCGCTGATGCGTGACTCATACAGAGCGCGGTCCTTGTAGTTCTCAATGAACATACCGTACAGGTGACGCACTGGCATGTAACCGAGCGTGTTCACGATGTTGAACTCCTCACGTGCTTCGTGGTCCTTGACTCTGAAGCGTTGAATCACATCGGGTTGTATCACCCAGTACACAGGCTCATCGTGCTCCTTCAGAACATAGTACAGGCCTTCCTTGTAGTCAAGCACATCCGGTGAGTTGAATATCATCGGGTATGGCTCGAAGTATTGGTTTGCAGGTACTTCAAAGTTGGTCGGCAGAGTAAGCACAACTGCGTTCGCGTCAATGAGGTACTGCTTAAAGCATACGCTGAACATCCAGTTCGTAATGCTACCGTTGCGCGGCATGTTGCGCATCAGGTAGGTCTTAGGTGTTTCACCTTCCGGAATACGAGCAGGCACTTCAGCTGGGAAGTCGATAGTCCAGTCCTGGCTCTTGCGAATCTTCATCAAGGAGTTATAGACCTTGGTGAACACCGGCTTAGTTATCGGCACGAATATCTTCTTGCGATAGTGCTTGATTTCATCGCTCTCGGCAGGTCTACGCTCGTCAATGAGTCGCGCGGGATACTCACCATCGGCATGTGTTTCAAGCTGCTCGTACATCTCCACCGCATCATCATAGTCTTCGTGGCGGTACTTGTTAAGGATGTATGGTTCAAGAAAGGAAGGGCTTACAGCTGGCATTATATGAGTGTACGTTCTTTTAGTTGACTACGCTTGTGTGGAATCTTCATTCCGTTCATGTTCATCCGGTAGGATGCGTTTCGCAACAGTTCGTCATAGACCCGCTGTTGCTGCGGTGGCAGGTGATTGCCTCCTGCGCTGAAGGCGTAGTATTGCCGCTTGATTTCCATTGCCGATAGCACCTTGCGGATTGCTGGCTGCCAGTAGGTCGGTTGCCAGGGAGCCTTGTGCGGTGCGTGCTTGTGTAGGTCAAGTGCCAGATTGAAGAACGGCTCGTCAGGCTTGTCTCCAGCGAACTGCCTTGTGAGCAGTTTGCCTTCATCGTAGAACATCCGAGCTGATACAAAGATACTCTCGGCTTTGGGTGTGTGCTTCCAGTATATCCACTCGGAGCTGAGGTCGTACCATTGGGTGACTTCGGGATAGGCTTCCTTCAGTTTGCCTGAGTCCACCCACTCGGAGATACCCTTGTCGGGCTTGTTTTCGCCTCGGTTTGCCATTGTCCATTCGACATCTTGCATCTCCGACCAGAGCTTGTTGAAGTCGCACATCGGGCTGAACAGCATATCGGAGTCTACGAACAGGGTCTCCTCAATGTAGGGTGTCAGCTCATGGAGTGCGAATTTGCATATCAGCGGCAGGAGCTTGCCATCGACTGTGCAGTGCTCAGGGTTGGGCGTTATGATGCGGTCGAATATCATGCGCTGACCTTCGTGGAGGTGCGACAGAGCGACCTCATCGGCTATCACGGAGATATGCTGGTGCGGGTCTGCCGACTTGATTGACAGTGCTAGGTTGTAAGCGAACCTGCCGTAGATTGGATGCTTGAGCGCAATGGTTAGGATGCCGCGGGTCATGAGTGTATGGTGCTAAGGGCAACAGAGACGGAGTTATCAGTCAATAGTAATGCACCGCTCGGCTGAGGTACTGGCTGGTCTAGATTGCCTTCAATATTGATTGTTAGAACATTGCCTGCTAGTGTACATGTCCCAGTGCTTGTGACTGAGAATAAGGTATCAAACCATGCTTGTATAGCAGTCAATAACGCAGCACGACCCGCAAGTAATGTGACATTGTATAGACCTCCACTACCTGCGATAGTATAAGCTCCTGCAACTGTTACAGATGATGTATTATAACCAACAGCCGTCAGCGTCATGCCAGTCAAGTCCATAATACCATACAACTGCACCTTGCTGTAATTCGCGAACACAATCTCCGGCGGACATATCGCATTGGCACTCTGCGTACCGCAAGTCACTCCGAACAGCGTCTGCTCGTGCTCCAGTTCAATACGAGACTGCGCAAGGTTGTACTTACCATTCTCCGCCCACTCAGGCTCATAGTCCGCTGTTGGGAAGTAGAACGCGTAGTTGTCGATGAACAGCTTCTGACACAGCAACTGAATCCGAACCGTATCGTGAGCGTTCTCATCAATGTAGTCAAACCAACAGATGCGCCGCTTGCTGGCTTCAGCATAGCTACGCTGTGTGCTGCCATTGCTATACAGGTACTCCTCACCTACGTTGGGGTACTTCGGTGCGAACTGCAACACCCGCAGGCGTTGGCGTAGTTTGAAGTCAGGATTGTCAACATCTCCGAAGTAGAAGCCATAGGCGAACCCATCGCTCCACGCTTCCATCACCTTTGAGCAGTCCCACCCATTGAGGTTGTAGCTGAATAGGTTCACGCTGTGGTAGATGTCGTAGGTTTCATCATCGCAGGTCTCCTGAATCGTAACCTTGAAGTAGTCGCAGTCACCTGTCACAGTCGGGTCGAGCTCGTTCCAGGTCTTACAGAAGATAGCCCTATCCTCGTAGAACGTAGGCTCGAATGTGCCTGTGGCAATCGTGTTGGTAGTGTCCGACAGCCATACGTTGTAGCGGTCTGCCAGCACGTAGTAATCATCTACACTCACATTCGAGATGCAACCGTCAAACAGGTCAACCTTGCCGAACACCAACTCACCCGAACCGTTGGCAGGAACGCCGTAGAGCTGGAACTCACCCTCACCGGAGACCGTGCCGATCAGCGTGCCTCCGATAGTCACCGATACCGAACCTTGCGACCAGCCCGACACGGTGAATGTCACGCGGTGGTAGTTGCCAGCGGTTGTGTATGCTGCGTTGTTGGTCAGGTCTCCGCCGTTGAAGTTCAACGAGCAGAACTTGCCCACGCCGTTATCATAGCTGTATGACCACGATGCCACACCGCTGCTCAGTCCATCGAGCCAGCAGGTAGTCTGTTGAACAATAGACATGTTTATGATGTCCATCAGGTCACCAGGATTCACGGCGAGGCTATCCATGAGCAAGGTCACAGTAGTCGTAGCGTTGACACATACGAAGTAGTACGTGTAGACTCCAGGCTCGGTGATAGGTCCGCGCACATCTAGTCCGAAGGCAACCTCCAGCGATACCGCTCCAGTAGCATTGGTCACTTCAAGCGTGTACTTGTAAACCGCTCCGACAGTAAGACCGTTGATTGTCTGGTCGCATACCCCTGCACCGCCGCTACCATCGTAGCTGGCATTGTCTGAAGCTGAGCTAGTCCATCCGTTGGTAGTATTCCACGCGAATAGCTGGTCACCACCGAGCGGATCTTGAACCATGTTCGGCTCACAGCTGATATCCTCCACGCAGGGCAACATCTTCCACTGCACGCACAAGGTGTCACCAGGCTGAGCCAGCTGAGCGTAGGCTTTGGGGTCGTTATTCAGACAAGGCTGCGTTCCGATTGGGTTCTCGAATAGTGCAGCTTGGTTAGGTATAAACTCAATTGGCATTGCGCGTAGTGACTAGCTTAAAGTTACATTTCTTGGTGACGTGGTCATATTGGATGTCCTGAATCCAGGCAGCGCGGTAGGCCTGGTTGTTCATCCCGAACTGAATCCGAGCTGTTGGGTCTGCGACTATCATGTCGAACTCGTCATCTGTGATTGGGTACTCGAACTCGTGGAGGAGTACCGGATATTCATTGGGGTCAACCAGTTGGAAGTCACCGCCTGCAACTGTGTTGTCTATTGATTCAATCAGTGAGCCTGTCGATGTAGTTGCTGTGCTTAGGATAGAACCGATTGTATTGAAGTTCACGAACAGCTGAGCATAGTCACCCGCAGACAGTACAAGCGTTTCAGAGTAGTCAATCACCTGACTAGGTGAGCTTGAAGCAACCGGATAGTATATGCTTGACTTGACGTACTTGAAGGTATTTGTAATGTCGAATACCTTCCAGCTATACCGCACCCAGCCATCTGTCGAACCACCTGCGAAGGTGATTGTCGATAGTAGGTTGGCGTGCATGTAGTAGGTACCTGTCACTGAAGCTGTGAACTTGTTCGTGCCATCGTAGTTACCGCCTACGTTGGTCACCGTGTTGGTGAAGTTTATAGGTGTCAGGAATGAGCCTGCAAGCGTCAGCGTCTGGTCAGAGGTCTTGGTCGCTAGGAAGATGCCATCTCCTGGCGTCCCTAGCAACTTAGCGACCGTGTTGGGCAGTCCACCAGTCCACCTTGCTAGTATCTCCGAGTTCCGCAGCCTATCGTTGTAGAAGTATTGCGGTGGGTTCAGGTCGAAGGTGTTTGTGTTGGTCGTGCGACCGGCAGCTGAGCTAGTCAGTTCCGTATCAATCAGGAACAGCGTTTCATCGTAATCCTGCGAAGGACCCAAAGCCTTCTCAATCACGTTGCTAGACCGCGCCCAATCTCCGGTAATGTCAAGGCTTGATTCAATGTTGCACTCACCGCGAACGAACAGCTCCTCAGACTTAAAGCCGAAGTAGTCAATCAGCTCAGGGAAGGCGTATGCGATGTTGTTTTCCAGCACGCTTGACCCTACGTTGATAGTCGTGTACAGCTTCTCAGTGAGGCAGCTTGTGTTAATCTCATACACATCCGGCAGAGTCAGTATGATAGGGTTGCCAAACGTGTACGACTCGCGCTCAATACGTATGGTCGGACTTCCATAGGGGTCCTCTACAATCATCTTGAGCGGCTCAGTCGCAGCTCTGACTTCAGTGAACAGGTCATTGAAGCTCATCTGCTCCCATGCTTCCGGAGTCTGCATCCGTATGCGCTTGCCGGTAGTCACGCACAGACCCTCCCAATCACCGCCTATGTCGAACAGTGTGGAGGCGAACCCCACACGGTTATCGGTCATGAAGCTGATAATGTAGGCGAAGGCATCGTAGACGCGTGTAGTCGGCACTCCGATGGCTACGGTCAAGCTGTTGCTAGGAACATCGTAGAAGTCAACATCGTACTGCGTGTACGGTGCGATGTCTAGGTTGTTCTTAGTCTTGAACGCATCTAGCGGAGTCTTGATCTTCGCGTTGTTCTTAATAAGGCTGAAGAAGCTCGTGTCCTCAATCTTCGCTGAAGCCCTGCATGCACGCTCGTTAAACTTGACATCTGATATGAATATCTTACCGCGCAGCAACATCTTCCAGCTGCTGTCATCATCGCAGCTGCGTTCTATAATAACCTCCACAATCGAGCAGAAGCCCTGCTCAGTGAGTACGTTCAACAGGTACTGATACCCATCTCCGGTGAACTCTAAGTCCGACTCCTGGTATATGAGTATCGCATTGTAGGTATCATCGCGCTTGACCTTGCTAGAGAGCTCCTTCCAGTTGTCAGGAGTCTGCACTATGTTGCCGTCTAACTTTACTCGGATCATGCGCGGCGTGGGTTGTAAGCCTTGAGAATCTCACCTGCTATTGCCTTGCCCACCGTGCGAGCATTGCCCACTTCTACTGTCTTCTGTTTACTCATTGCCTTGCTCAGCGCAAAGGTATCTACACTCGCTGTCACCGCAGTATCCCTGCCGATGCTACCCTTGCCAGTCATGCGGTTCAGCACGAAGGCATTGATCTCGCTAGGCTTGATGCGCTTGCGGTAGATAGCTTCTATTGTCGGCGCGTAGGCTCGGTTGGTCTCAGTTGGTATCACCGCCTCACCAGGTCGCAGCATCGCGTAGACTGAGTCCCTGCCGAAGTCTTGACCAGGCACCGAGAGGGTACCTTGCTGGAACTTGGGGATAGGAGTGGCAAGAATCTTCGCCAGGTTCGCCGCTCCGGTGATGGCTGCGAAGGCCACCGCTCTAGGTATGGCTGTTGGGTCTAGCGGATTTGGAGGTGTATTAAGCGCGTTGATGATTGCGTTGGCAGTCTGAAGCAAGGCACTGAACACGTTGAACTTCTTAGTGTCCTCGGCGTTCTTCTGCTTGATCTTCTTAAGGCCTGCCTGGTATTCCTCTTCCGTAATCAATCCAGCTTTGCGCTGTTCTTCAAGTATTGCAATCTTTTCATCAGATTCTCTCCTTGCTTCATCTAGCAGGAAGTCAGCTGAATCGGTCGCAAGTTTCAAGCTAAACTCAGCATCTTCAGTCCTACGGTTGCGCAGCTTGTCACCCTCATCGAACATCTGCTTGTTCATATCAGTTGCACTTCCTGAGACAGCGACAGTTAATGGTATTGCCTTTGCAAGTTCAGCATTAACAGCTTCAATCGCAGTCTTGACACGTTCATAACCTTCTACAATCTTATCAGTCTTTAAGGCATTAGCTAGTTGAAGGTCAAGTTTGACTTGCTCACGCTTAGCTTCATTGACTCTTGCTACCAAAGATTGATATTGACTTGTACCCTTTGCTAGATCAGCTAGCTTCTGAAGTCCTTCAATATCTGCTTGAATGTTGAACTGTTTCTGTCGAAGTATATCTTCCTCACTTGCACCCATGAGGCGATTCAATTCGACATTGTTTTCACGAATCTTACGCTCTTCGTCAAACGCTGCGACCGTATCTTGTATAATTTTTACAGTCCGCTGGGCTTGGTCATTTGCTGCCTTAGTTGCGGCTGCAGCTGTATCAGTCGCTTCTTTTTTCTCATCTAAGACATCAATAGTGTCTTTTTGAGCCTGCAGTGTAGTTTCCTCATCTGCAATAGCTTTCTTGGCAGCGGCAACTGCTATCCTAGCATTTTGCAAACGCAAATCGCGCTCTTTTACTAGGCTAGGGGCTGCACCTCTTGTCAACTGTTGGCGGGATGCTATTGCATTAGATAGTTCTTTCTCGGCATCCTTTAGAACTTTAGCATTTGTTTTCTGCCGTTCTTGTGACTCTTCGGTCAATTTTTCCTTCTTGACTTGTGATTCAGTCTTCTCTCCTCTTGCGACAGCAAGATCATTGACAGCATCCTTGAGCCTATCAGTTGAAGTCTTGCTTGCGTCTTGTGCAGCTTTGAGTGCTTCTTCGTCAGCTTTAGCATCTTCTGATGCATTGCTGTATAGTAAATATGCACCAATAAGCGCACCCAGTGCAACTACAATAGCACCGATACCAGTAGATGTCAGGGCAACAGCAAATCCTCTGGTCGCAATCGAGGCACCATTTGTAGCAACGGTTCCTGCCGTAGTAGCTGCTGTCAATGTATTCTGTGCTACGGTAGTAATTCCGAGCACCGCCTTCACATCCTGGTATGCCTCCTTGAGCTGAACAATAGACTGCACACCTTGCACGATGTTCAATGCACCCTGCAATCGCTGTGCTACCTGTTGCACCTGCTCATTCTCCACTCCAAACGCTTGCAAGGCTCCAGTAGCTACCTGGAACGCGCCCACTACACCTGAGCCGAACGCGCTGAACGCCTGAATCTTACTCTCAGGATTCAACAAGTTCACCTGCCTGTTCAAGTCACTCAGCTCATCGGCAAGCTCACCAGCACGCGCCCTCGCTGCATTAGCCTGTGGACTGAAGTCACCGAACTCTTCGCTCAGCCTTGCCAGTTCATCCTTGGCTTGCTTCAGCTGAGTACGAAGCGACACGAAGCCCTCGCTGGACTTCTGTGCCTCCTGACCAATCTTGCCGACCTCCGCAGCTGACTTGCCAACTGCGGCAATGTCCTTGCTGGCGGCCTTGCTGGCATCGCTGAGCTGCTTGAACTTCGCAGCGTCCTCTTGAGATACCTTGCCAAGTGCAGCAAGGTCTTGAACTGTATCGGTGACGGCCTTGTTATCGACCTCGAATACTATCTTGACTGTTTCAGTCGTAGCCATTAGCCCTGACCTTTGTAGCGTTTCTTATAGATCTTGCTAGTCTTGAGCTTGCTGCTCCGTTTCTTGCTGTGCCTCCCTGGTCGCTTGCGCCTTGGCTTACGCCGGAAGGTCTTGAGTTCTTTAACCTTTGCCATTACAATCCAAGCTCCTGCATAACATAGTCAAAGATAGGCTGGTCATCAGCCCCCCACTGTTGCACGAGTTGAAGTGTCAGCGGTAGTGTTCCTGACTCAATCACAGGCTTGGCGTAGGTATAGCCGTCTGGCTGATACCACAAGGTATATTGGTACTCACATATCTCGTAGTGCACGTGACCTGGCTGACTGTCGAAGTCATAGCCTTCGTACACGGTGATGCGAAGCAGTGTGCTTGCATCTATCTGTCTCTCGTTGTGCTCTAGTATCATGACCATCAGTAGACCTCCATGACTAGACATAGACCTGCAGCACCGTTGCCACCTGCTCCGGAGATGTTACCTGTGACGCTTGCGCTTCCACCGCCGCCGCCTGCGCCGTAGCTGCCACCGTTGCCGCCTGCGATGAAGGTTGGATAGCTTGTGTGATACCCACCCGCACCGCCGGTACCGAGACCCGCTGCGGAGGATAGCGTTGAACTGAAGAGCAGGAAGCGTGACTGGTTGGACGCTCCGTTGGGTGATGCGCCGGAGGTTGGGCCTGCGATTAGAGCACCGTTTTGATATACACCACCACCGGCACCACCTGCTGTACTGCTTGCGTTAGCTGAAGTGATACCGCCACCGCCACCGCCTGCCGGAGCACCTGTCTGACCATTCATACCAGCAGTTCCTCCACTACCACTACCAGACTGACCATTACCACCTGTTGCTCCTGTAATTGCAAAAGGACCATACGAAGGAGAAGATGCAGAGGATTGTCCTGGCTGTCCTGGGTTACCAGTAGTTGCAGTTCCACCAAAACCAGCACTACCACCTTTCGCAATAACCAGCGCACCGAAGTTCGTATCACCGCCTGCCGTTCCTGCGTTTCCGCTAGTCGCAACCGTACTCACGCCTGTGCCTCCAGTACCACCTGTGCCGGTAGTGACAGCAACCGTAGCAGTCAAGTCCGCAGCTGCAATCTGCCGCCATACTATCGCGCCACCTCCGCCACCTCCACCGCCGAAGCGGTTCAATCCAGCGTTATCGCAGCGACCACTACCGCCACCACCGCCAGCTCCCACGCAGCACACCAGCGCACGCTTCAGCCCCGCAGGCTTCGTCCATGTGCCGTTAGCTGTGAACTCCGTAATGATAACGCTCTCCTGTTGGCTGTTTGTAAGGACATGCCAGCCGGTCTCACGCGTCCACTCCAGCGTATCGCCAACCTGCAACAGCACCCTGCATAGGTTGTACTCCATGCCGCCCACATCCTTCCAGATGCGAGCTGTCACGCTGCTACTGTTATGGTTGAACAGACTGATGTGCGTCACCTGCCGCGTAGTGCTGGCACCTGGTGCAGCAACCATAGTCACCGCAGTGGTGTCGTTGGTCGTGCCTTGAGAGCTAGCCATCGGCAAGGTCATGCCCGCGCTAGTGACATCCTGGTAGCTGACTACGTACTCAGGGTCAGTGACCGCTGAGGCAAGTAGCTCGATTTGTAATGTATGGGTAGTTCCGGATAAGTACATCAGTATGCTGCTATGTATGCCATTGATTTGTTAGGGTCGAAGCCTCCACCGCCTCCACCTGCGTAGCTGTCAAGGATGGCATTCACTGCCGTCTCTAAGTCTATCGCCGATGGCTCCGCTGGGTTGGTGCAATCGCTGTATAGAATCTGGAACTGCACGTTGTACACGTTGCGCTCCGGTATCGCTGCGACAAATATCAAGTAGTCACCGCGCACCAGCACCGAGCATCCTGTCTTCTTGAAAGCATAGGCCACTCCATTCTCCACGACAGTTACCTGCGTGTCGCTTGCGTCAACTATCTGATACGACATGTTAGATCATCGTGTCACCTACAACACTGCCGGCCATGGTTGCAGCATCAGCAATCGCAGCACCGCCATAGGTATCACCAGGCTCATACTTGTAGATGCAATGACTCTGGCTGTATATCTCGAAGTAGTTGGCAGCACTGTCGTATGTCAGTACCATGTTACTTGTGTTCACGAAGTATTCCTTGGTATACGTACCATAGTCAATCACGAACTGTACAGTTGATGGGAATGCCACACTAGCACCACCTCTGTCAACAAGATCGTACTTGGTTGCTGTTAAATTCTTTGCCATTTTATTTTTCGTTTGCTTGTTTATCTATCTGCTCAATCAGTAGCATGTATTCCCAGAGGGTTACCCTGTGGCAATTTATCTTGAAGTGCTTGTTCAGCATAATCATCTGTAAGAACCTATCCTCGTTCTGCTTCGCCAGCTTCATCGGGACACTATCTGTGAGTGACGGCCTGCTACCTGGTCCACCACCGCCAAACAGGTTTTCAAATCTTCCTCGGACAGCGTCGGCAAGGGTACTATATCCTTGAGACGCATCACGATAAAAAAATCCGACACATCAGCCGCCTCCTTCCAGCGCGCTATCTTCTCCTTGTTGTACTCCGGGTCGTAGCTGTACGGAGACTCATTCTTGTCGAAGAACGCCACTGATGCGAACTTGTAGATGAGGTCAGTAGTCGGAACTACGAACTCAATCCGCTCCTTCATCAATCCTACAAGACGCGCAATCTCGCCGATGTTAATCTGCTTGGGGTTGCTCATCACCTTCTCAGCCTTCTCAATGAACTCCACTAGCTGCTCCTTGCTCATACGCATGTTCCACTCCTCGTATACTTGCAAGGCCATCAGCCCACGTAGACTGAAGGTATTGAAGTAGTCCTTCAGCCGATAGTACTGTACTCCATTACTGATGAACGCTGGCTCAATGACATGGCCCTCTTCGAGTTGCCACACAGGCTTGCCGCCTAACTTAGTCTTGACCTTCGCCCAGGTATTCTTGCATCTCTGCAATAGCTGTTTCAATTTGTCCATATCGTACTAGCGCACCTCCCAGTAAGAGCTGCCATTTGTTGGTTGCATATAGTTTAAACTCGTACCCGCCTTTACGCCACCGGAACGGCTTGGACTTGCACACGCCACACTTCGGCAATGGGTTGAATCCGCGTTGTACGAGGTAAGCATTGATTTCAGTCATTCAATCCTTTGTTGTACAGTATCGTGTTGACTCCTGCTAACGCACAGATGTACACCACGTAGAACCAGTCAAGACCGTTGTACACTAGGTACGGCCAACTGTGTAGCGATGCCATGCAAGTGATGCAGCCAGCTACCGGATTGTACCAGAAGCCGAGGTACTTCTCAAGCGATTGCACAGGCTCTAGCAGCATGCCTTCGTCCGTGCTTAGGTAGAAGCCTATGCAGTACAGTGAGTTCAGTAGAAGCAGTACAGCGATCTCTATCATGACGGTGGGTTGGTGTCAACGAAACTCTGGAAGGTCAAGCGCACGCAGTTGTACTCCACCTCGCCTGTAATCCACGACACGTGATTGCCATCTCCGTCAACCAGGCTCAGCGTGTAGACACTGAACGGTGTGAGTAAGCCTTCAGGAGTGGATGCGTCCCACGTGAAGCTGCCATCAGCAGCAGTCACCGTCTGCGTGTATGCCACGCCAGTAGTCTCGTCTTCCAAGGTTGCTGTGTATGTTCCGTCCGCTATGTCAACTTCTACTGTCGGGTCTTCGCAGTTAGGCAAGCTCATATCCTGGCAATCATCGCATATCGTGATGCCGTCAATGCCTTGGGCAAGGTACTGGAAGCTAACACTGTGCTGGTCCTTCAAGCTCCA